AAATAACTTACTATTCTTTAAAATAATGATACTCTCCGTCTTTATTTAAAACATGAATACCATTAGCACCATCAGTTACGACTAGCCATGTCCAGTTATGGTCTCGCATATATTCTAATGCATGAGTTTTATTATATTTTCCATTCCATTGTTCGTATTCTAGCATATTGGGTTTAACCAAAAATGCTCCATCATAAAATCTTGCATCTTGTTTAGGATCTACAAATATTTTTACATCTGCAAACTCTTTTATATCACTAATAGTATCTTCTGTAACAGTTCCTTTTCCATAATCACTAACAACTATTATATTAGAACTTCTTATAGATGCTTTTAACCTATTAAGTGCTTCATGACTTTTAATTGCTACTACTTCTCTATCCCAACGTAAAAGATGTTGCCCTGTTTTTCCTACTAATCTTGTTTTAATAGTTGTTCTAGGTGCATCCTTAGATAAATTACTAACTATATTAGTCTTTTCTAATAAATGAAGTATATGAATACCTTGCGTATCTTTTCCTATTACTCCATATAATTCTACACGATTATTAATGTTCGCTAAATTAATTGCTAAATTGGCGGCACCACCTAAATTGAACTTTTGTTGTTCTTCTTTTAATATTAAAACATCAGCTTCTGGCGATACCCTACTAGCATCACCGATGATCCAACGATCCAACATTATGTCGCCATAAACTTTAATCATTTTTGTTCCATTAATGATACTAGTTTAAAGACTGTTTCTAGTTTTGTTAAATTTGCTTTATTTTGTAATGTATTACGTAAACCTTGGTGCAATGGTTTAGGCCAATTATTGAAACTTACCCAAGCATATCCATTATGTTCTTCGTTTAATTTTGGAATAAATTCTTCTTTTACTACACAAAGATATGTGTGAAAATTAAATTTGTCATCCCTACTAACAAACGTTTCTAAAGGAATAGACTTTATTATATCAGGAATAAACCCAATTTCTTCTTTGATTTCTCGTTGTAATGCTTGGAATGGAATTTCTTCACTTTCATTAGTACCACCTACAAGACCCCAAACATTATTTTGTTTACTTTGAACCCTATGCAAAAATAAAAATCTTTGAGTATCTAATGTGTAGAAGAGAGCACCACTACATATTATATTAGTCATACTAATAATTATGTTAAAGTGCTAGGCGCCAAGTGCCTTTTCGATATTCGCCTTCGAAGCTTAATGTCCAAGATGTACCGTCCCATTTATATTGGATACCGGTATTAAGATTGGTTGTATACTTGACATCTATAGTTGAATCAGAGCCATCATTTTGACTTGCGTCAAAAACTATAGTCCAAGCATTATTATCCCATTCAATTATATCGTTTGTTGATGCAATCAAATCGTTGCCGTTAACATCTTTCCAAGCATCTGCACCGTCTACATTAGTAGTTGCACCAATATCACCTAATAATAAAATCCTAGTTCCACTTTGTTTAATATCTGTAGGATTAGTTCTTGTTGGGTCAATGATATAATCAATAGTACCTTTAGTAACTGCTGGTCCTTCAAATACAGAGTTAGTTGGAATTGTGTCTGTATCCCAGTTTACAATAAGTTGTGTTTCATCTAATTCGTTAAGTGCAATAGTTCCTACAACACTACCTAAATCTAATCTATTTAAATAAATTTTACTTAAACCTGCAACATATTGTCCAGGTAATACATCTAAAACTACACGCCAATTAACTTCACCTGCAACACCTCTATCACCTAATACAGCAATATTATTAGTTACTATTAAGTCGTAATCTTTATACGTACTAATTGCTAGTGCTGTAGCATCGGCTCTAGTTGCTGTAGCTGTTTTATCATGTTTAGTACTTGTGTTATCATCACCTTTAACATCTTGTGCTTCACTATCATCATAACGTTTAAGTTCAGGTTGCGAAGATCCTAAATCAATTGTACCTTTTGTTTCATCAAAAATACTCATTACAACACTTGTTATAACTCCTAGCTTTTTAACTTTAGCAGGAGGTGATAACCAAATGGGAGTCATGAAAGATAATTGGCCGACATCAATCTCACTTTCTGTACCCATAGGAATACTTCTAGTAGAAAACGTAACATTTTCTAAATTTACTACACTTAAACTTGTCCAATCAACGTAGTTATCAGTTGTTTGAATTTCTAAACTTGGATTAAACAATGTTAATATTTGCTCTATTATTTGTAACTTTTGTTCTGTATTAGTTGACCAAATATCTACATTAATACCTAAATTAAACGGAGTAGGCATTAAACGTTCTACTGTATAGTTTTGTCCTTGCGTATTTAAATATTCTTTATTATTACTGTCATATGCACGTTCACGTAAATGAATTTTTCCTGTATAGGTCGCATCAGATGTTCTCTCTCTGTCCATTGCTAATGATGTAATATAAACAGATATTCTTGGAGCACTAGGTATTTTATTTTCACTATTATCACGTATGATATGTCCTACTTGACGAGTAATATCACCATACATCACAGGTATTTGTGTTAAATTACCTTTGCCATCCTTATAAGAAAAGTTACTAAACAATCTTATAAGTTGAGTAATGTAACGTCTTATTTGTCCGTCATAAAAATGTTGCATTAGTTATCTGCCCTTGGTTTCAATGCTTTAGACAAAGGTTGACGTTCTTTAACAGTTTCGCCGCCTATTACATTTTCTTTAGTATTATTAATAAATGATCCTTTATATGTAGCTTTGTCATCAGTATTAGTTAATGTCATACGTACTGCATCTTCCATTTTAATCCACCTTGTTCCATCAAACCTAAATAATCTATTAGGTAAGAAATCTGTTCTTAAGAAGTAATCACCTTTAATATTAGTAGCTGGAAATCCTATACCATGACCAAATGCTTCACCATTAGGTGCAATTCCATCACCTAATAAGTATCCATCATATCCGCTTCGTTCAGGTGTTTGATTAACCCTATCAGCTAATAGTCCGGCCTGTGAAGCATCTAATGTATCAACGTCTGTTGTAACAAGTTCAGGTTTACCTTGTTTATCAACTTGTAATGTATATAATTGTTGTGTTTCGTATCCTGACTTTTTAGCATCTGCTTCTGCTTGTTGAACAACTGCATTATTAATTTGCATTTCTTGTTCATAAGTTGACAATACATCACGTAATGTATCAGAAGAACCTTCTTCTGCTGGTAAGTCAAGTATTTCTTTAAACTCTTGACTATCTACTATTTGTTTTAATTTTACACGATATAAATGCGGATACCAAGTTTGGCTAAATCCTTCTGCCGCTCTGTTAACATCTTCAACTACATAATAACGTTTTAATGCAACTTGATAATCATTAAGTGCGTGTGGATCTTTTAAGTGTGGTAGTTCTATTACATCACCTGACATAATTTTTCTACCTAATGTTTTTACACTATCATTAATATGAATAGTCATAAACAATGTATCATTTTGTAAAAATAATCCAAATTGACTCATATCAAAGTCAATGTCTTGTACGTTATAAATTCCTCTAATTTGATAAATGTCAGGATCATATTTTCTATCCCTATTTTCAAGGAATAGCATATCCTGTATATTTGTTTCTTTTATAGCATCGTATCTTGGTTTGTCAGCCGTAGCATCTGCTTCTTCAGGATTTACAGGTCCTAAATACTTGTGAACAAATACGTCAGTTCCGCCCACTTGGAACATTTCACCGATATGTCTGTCTAAAAAGACGTAATCATTACCGTGTTCTGGTTTATATAGTGTAAGTTTAGGCATCGTAACAGTATTTATTCGATGCCGCTTCCCGATAAATACATATGGAGAGCATATAATATGAGCGGATTAGCAACACAAAAGCAAGAAGTATTTGATTATGTAAACCTATCATTAGGTGGGGGTATGGTCGATGTTGAGCTTGACCCAGCACATTATGAAACAGCCTTGAATAGGGCATTAGCTAAATTTAGGCAACGATCTGATAATTCTGTTGAAGAATCATATATGTTCCTTCCTACAGTAATTGATCAAAATACGTATATACTACCAGAAGAAGTAATTGAAGTTAGACGTATTTTTAGACGATCAATTGGATCAAGAACTGGAGGAGGAGATGGTGGTACATTATTTGAACCATTTAATTTAGCATATACAAATACCTATTTGTTAGCAAGTACAAATATGGGTGGATTAGCTACATACGAATTGTTCTCACAATACCAAGAACTTGTTGGAAGAATGTTTGGTAGTTTTATTGAATTTAAATGGAATACAACTACTAAAGAATTAACAATGTTACAACGCCCTCGTGCTGAAGAAGACTTACTTTTATATTGTTACAATAAACGTCCAGATAGCGAATTATTAAAAGATTATTTGGCACAACAATGGTTAAAAGACTATACACTCGCTACTTGTAAATATATGCTTGGTGAAGCTAGAAGCAAATTTGCCACAGTAGCAGGACCACAAGGCGGTACATCACTAAATGGTGATGCTCTTAAAGCCGAAGCTATTGCCGAAATCCAAACACTTGACGAAGAGCTTAAAACACAAGTTGCAGGTGGACAAGGATACGGCTTCTCAATTGGTTAAAATCAATACTTGACATTTACTCGTATTTCTCGTATAATATAAACAATATTATATGAGGAATAATCAAATGGTAATTGGAATTTGTGGGCTTATTAGCTCAGGCAAAGATACAATAGCAGATTATTTAATTAAAGAGCATAATTTCGTAAAAATCTCTTTTGCAGATAAGTTAAAAGATAGCGTAGCCGCTATGTTTGATTGGGATCGCGAATTGCTTGACGGTAAAACTGCTGAAAGCAGAGAATGGCGCGAAAAAGTAGACTCATATTGGACTAATGAAATAGGTAGCGAAATTACACCTAGACTAGTACTACAAAAATTTGGTACAGAGTGTATGCGTAATGGATTTTATGATGGTATATGGGTTAGCTTAACTAAAAAGAAAATACTAGATAATCCTGATATTAATTATGTTATTCCAGATACACGTTTCCCAAATGAAGCCAAAATGTTATATGAAATTAACGGGCAAGTTTGGAGAGTAGTACGTGGTGAAGATCCACAGTGGTTTACAGATTATAAGGATTTTGGTACAGAACCTAAAGATGTACACCCTAGCGAATGGGCTTGGGCACACACAAAATTTAAACATATTATTAACAATAATGGGACTATTGACGAACTTAAAAGTCAGGTACAAGGTCTCCTTGTTTCCAAGTAACACCTTCTTTATATAAAATCTTACTACAGTTTGCACAAACAGTTTTTAAGTTTGATGTACGAACATTATTAAGATCTCCATCTACATAATAAACATGAAATTGCTCGCTATGTTTACTACGAAAGTTACATTTATCGCAAGTATTCTTTTTAAGATAGCCAGCTAACTCATACTTTGATGGTCCACGTTTTTTACCTCCATGCTTGGCACAGTTCTCACAAAGGCTTCTATAATAAGGTACGCCTTCCTTATAATAATTAATTGCTACCGGCTTTTTACCGCATTTGCATAAAGGTCTCATAATAATATTTACCCCTGCCCTTTTCAAATCCCTTTTGTATCCTAAATTAGCGAATCATTCCGTGGTGTTTTTTGGTAAATCATATAAATACTAACAATAAGATGACTATGTCCAACGGGAGAACATACAATGGCTAATTTAGTATCACCAGGCGTACAGGTTCAAGTTATAGACGAAAGTTTCTATACACCAGCTGAACCGGGTACAGTACCTATGTTATTCTTTGTATCCGCACAAGATAAGAAAAACGGTGCAGGAACAGGAACAGCTACAGGTACAACTAAAAAACAAGCAGGAACACCATTCTTGCTAACATCACAAAGAGAATTAACAGAAACGTTTGGAGATCCAACGTTTTATACAGACACTAATAACAATCCAATCAATGGAAGTGAGCTTAACGAATACGGTTTACAAGCGGCTTATTCTTACTTAGGTGTAAGCAATAGAGCATTTGTAACAAGAGCAGATATTAACACATCTGAACTAATTGCTTCAGCAACAGAGCCTGCGGCAAATCCAGCAGATGGCACACATTGGTTTGATACAAAAAATACATTATGGGGCATTTTTGAGTGGAATTCAAATGCGGCGACTGTTACTGGTGGACAGACGTTTACAAATAAAATTCCAACTGTAATTACAGATAGTACAAAAGTAACAGGTGGCGTACCTAAGACATCCGTTGGCGCTGTAGGTGACTATGCCGTTGTTGCTACTACTACACTAAACAAAATATATTACAAAAACTCAGCAGGAACATGGATACAAGTTGGTTCAGCAGATTGGATTAAAGCCAATGCAACAGTAACTGGAACAGAAAGTAATCCAACTATTACAAACTCAGCTAGTATGAGTGTTAACGGTACAGTAGTTACATCAGGTGGAACAGCTTTAGCAGATGTAGTAACTGCACTTAACGCCGCAAGTATTGCCGGTGTAACTTCAGAAGTTGTTGATGGTAAATTCGAAATTTATTCAACAGGCGTTGATGTTGTATTAGCAACTAACGGATCAACATTACTTGCAGAAATTGGTTTAACAGCGGCAACACATAAGGCGCCAGCATTACAAATTTCAGCACATACTGATGTACCAGCATTTAAATCTACTGATACAGCACCAAGACCAACAGGGTCGGTTTGGATTAAAACTACACAACCTAACTTAGGTGCTCGCTTTAGAGTTAAAAAGTTTAATGGAACTACAAATCTTTGGGAAGATATTGTAGCACCAATGTACACAGATGGGCACACAGCATTGTTTAATTTAGATAAAACAGGCGGTGGTGTAAATCTTGC